CCGTTTGTATAATAATTATAATCAAGAACTATACTAGGATTAGCTTTAGCAGAAGATTGCTCATTTCTTAAAATTATTTGACTATTTCCTCTAATATAAATATCACCTCCTGTATCTGGATCGCCTGCTGGTGGAAGCTGCCTTAGATTTTCTATAAAAATATCTGAAGTGCCTCCAATTTTACTTTGTTGTATTGTAATGTTACCATCGTTTGCTGTTGCCAAAATACCACCAGTAGCTGATCTTAATTGAATTGAACCAGCAGCAGAAGATCCTTGTGTAGTATCTAATTTTAATTGCCCACCTGAATTTAATTGAATATTTTGATTTACAGATGAGGTTAAGTTAATTAAACCTGCCTGTAATTGTATAACCCCAGTTTGCGCGTTTTGTGCCAGGTTAACAGGAAAGCCACCACCTGCCTGGAGAAGTGTTGTATTTACTGTTCCGGCTGTAGTTAATACAAATTTATTTCCTACTGCACTTGATCCAGTACCTACGTCAATAAGAAAGTCAGAATTTTCGCTAGCATAAGATGTAGTATTTTCAAGTCCTGTCTGGAAAGCAATTGCTTTACCTGCAGTATATTGCTGAGATCGTCTTGGTACATTAACCTCAAAGCCTATTAAAGCATCAAGACTCGCTGGTGATGTAGCAAATTTTGTTGCAGATAATACTAACCTATCATCATTTGTAATAGCCACACTACTTAATTGGGATATATCACTCTGTTCAAATTTTTCTGGATTACCTGTCGTGAAGCCCCCATGAAATATTATCCCCCTAGCTGAAGAGTCTTTCTGGTGAATCAGAAGCGATGCCTCTGGCGTATTAAGTGTTGTAGCTATAGCATCTGGTATTATATAAGAAGAAGTTAATTGTATACTAATATCAACATCTGGTGTATTAGAAACTGCGCCTCCTATCATAACTGATGGTACTCCTTCATTACTAGAATTGGCACCGTTACCAAAACCAATAGTCCCATTATATATTGCAGTCTGTTTAGATATTTGAATTGGTCCACCAAAATCTAACCCAAAGCCACCGCTCTGCCCGGCTGGACCAACTGGCCCTTGTAAATCTATAGTAGTTATACTCCATGTTAGTCCAGTATACTCCCATACTTGTCCATTAAATTGTAAATAATAATCACCCTCTAGCGGTGTAGAAGTTGGTGGTGCAACAATCGGGCTAAGACCCGGTGCAGTTGTAGATATATCTTCATACCAAGTAGTTCCTTTAGGCCCTCTTCCACCGCTTGGTCCTATTGGTCCTATTGGTCCAGCTGGTCCTGCAGGCCCTCCACCATTAAGTAACAATTGATCAAAATTAAAATTTGTTTTATCGACCAGCTGTGAAATAGTATCTGATGCTATTATTTCTTGTATAGTGATTGGCATTTCTTTTCTATTATTTTTTAACTATCGTAACGCTAAACCCATATGATTCAGAGAAACCTGTTCTTTTATTATATATTAGCTTTAAATCAAATGGATTTGTATTTAAAGTTTTTGAGGCAATATTATCATTAATAGTTAAACCATTATTAACTTTTTCAGCATTAGTTAATTCAGCAGTTGTATAATCTGAACCAGCCTTAGTTCTACTGGCTAAACTATAAAATTCAATTTTGTCTATTTTATAAAGCTTTAAAATATTTTCTCTTATGTATTGTTCTACATCATCATCTAAAGTTTCTAAATTGCCCCACCCAAATAAAGGATTAATATATTTTTGAAACTCCTGTTTAATTGAAGGAAACAAATACTCTATTAACCTTTTTTCATTAAATAAATAAAAAGTTTCTACTGGAGCAGATGGCTTTTTCTTAACTGCCCTAACTTGTCGTACTCCTTCAGACCTAATAATTCTTTTATTAACTGTTACTGATGCTTGGTCTTGGTGCATAAAAGTTCCTTTTATTAAACTAGGCTGTCTTATAGCTGCTTTAATAAACGGGTCAGGTTTAAATGTTTCTAAAACAATTGTTTCTGGAACCTTAAGATATTTAGAACCAAAAAATGATTTTCTTTCAAACATTGACCTTGTACCAATAACAGATTGTATTTGAGATTTATCAATGCTTTTTGTAAAATATGAAGGTTCCCAATTAGATGAAAATAGGTAAAAGTCCCTGTAGTCAATTCCTATTTCATTAATAAGTGGATATAAGCTAGGAAATGCACTTTCTCTAGATAATTCTAAAATAGATGACGGATCTTCTTCATTTACTTTATGATAAAAGAAGTTTTGTATTTGGCCAAAGTTTTCATCTGAACTATTAAACTGAGAATTTTTATATTTACACAACTCCATTACTTTTATTTTATATGCCGTGTCAGGAATAAGTGCACTACCAGTACTACTTGCACCACCCGTGACATTTTCAAAATCTAAATTTTGATAAGGGTCTCTAAATGAAAGTAAAGATAATGCATAAGGTTCATAATAACCTGCATGTCTGGCTATAGGAGTTATTCTTGGGGTTTTTTGTAAAGAGAGATCATATCCTACAACGTCAGTTAAGTTAAACGTAGTAGGTTTAGCAGGATCTGGTAATACACCTACATAAATAGATTTAAGTATATCTGCCTGTGCTCTTAATTCTATACTAAAAGTTTGTGCTAGAGTACCATCAGTATTTCTTAATTGGCTTCCGTCTTCTAAAATAGTTTCATATATGATAGAAGGGCTTCCTTCATTAACTGCATCAAATATTTCACCAAAAGAAACATCAGTTAACCTATTAGTAAATTGATTATAACCTCCGTTAGCAATTGAGTATGTTGCAGCTCTAAGTGGATTATTACCAGGATTAGAAGATGGTGCCGTCATTGTAAAACCGTTCTGAGTAAACGTGGTAGCCCTAAATGTATTAGAGTCTATAACATCTATAATTCCATCAACTACATAAAAATTTCCACTAATGGCAAATTTAATTTGACCAAAAGTACCATCTTCTAATATTCTTATATCATTTACAAAATTAGTAGGGATTCCATTTACATTAGGTTGCCCTTTTATTATATAATTTCCAGAAGAATCTATAGAAGACTGTGTTAAAGAAAATGCTCCACTTAATTCAGTTTGTTCATATAAATATTGACCAGAGGACACGCGCGGTGAACAGTCTGAATTGGTACTAAAATTGCTATTTAAAGAATATAAAGACGTTCTATCTATAATAGATTTATTTCCACCATTAATACAGTTAACATTATATTCTATAGAAATTAACATAACTATAGTTTTCCATTTTTCATTTTTTATAAACTTAATTTCTAATTCTGGTTTATTTGCTAAATTAGGAACCAATATTACAGAAAATCTATATTCATTAAGTGAACCGTCTTGGACATATGACAGTGACCTGGCATCAAAATTAGGCTTTTGTGATCCTATTGCTTTAGGTTTTGCTATAACCCTAACACCTCTTAAAAATGTTTCTGCAAAATTCTTTTCATTACCTCCATTTAATCTACCATATCTAAGCTGCCTGTCTATTTCGGTAATACCACCAGTTGTAAATTTTTGAATAATGAAATAATCATTAAAAAAATCTTTGTTTACATTTTGAAAAGTTCCTGGTACAAATGCTTGCCCAGTAGCAACATTAGCTTCAATGTTATCAGTTGGTGCCTTATCAATATAACTCCATGAACTCTTTATAGCATCTTGTGTAAAATATTCTGGGAATTCTGATAAGTAATACCATTCATGAGTATATCCACTAGACTCTTGGGTTTTATCATATTTAGATGGTGCGAAGTTATTTAGACCAAATGCTTCATTAACATCTAATCTATATGGATGATTTCTTACATCCTTACCACCATTAACCCATGCCCATTTATTAATATAAGGAGCAATCCTTGAGGTTGAAGCTTGTGAAGTTAAGAAATTTTCTTCTAACCTAATATATTCACTTTTAATATATTCGTCATCAGGGTTTTGTTCTTCGGCGTCATTTAGTAAACCAATAAGATTATAAAAACCACCATTATCATAAAAATTTCTAATATTTGGATTTTTGCTTATGCCACTGTAATCAGAAAAAGGAGGCGCAGTACTATAAGGCTTTACCGCGTTTGCAACAAGTTCATTGTATTCTGCAAATTCAAAATCTAATTCTCCTTCTTGGCTATATAAAGTACTATAAAAATCAAAATCAAAATCCTTAACTTCAAAAAATGAAAATCTACCAAATGAAGGTTTATAATCAGAATATAAAGCAACTTGATTAGATCTTGTAACCATTATTTGATTATTATCACACGTAATAATTACATATTTATTAATGTCAGTATATCCAATTATTTGGCCTAGGCCATCATAAATAGGTTCATCTGTATATGGAACCCAATCACCAATTTCGGCAAACCCACCAGTAGTCTGTACAAAATTACCTTTTTCAAATCTATCTTGATCACCAGCTGTAACCTTTAATAAACTATTCTTAGTATCATTACCACCAACAAACCTTTTTGAAGGATCTGCAATTGAAGTTAGTGGGTATGTTTGTAATTGATTAAATTGTTCAGGAAAGCTAATATCCATTTCAAACCCTATTCTATTAAATCGAGTACCACTAAATCTAGATTTTACATAAACCGTAGTATCATTGTAAGATGCAACAAAAAATCTATCATTTTCATTTATACCTTTATTAATAGCAGATGTTATAGATTGAGTAACTTCTTGTAAAGTACCGTTAGGATTAAAAAATCTTTGAAATGATTTACCTGGTATAGTTGCCATTGTACTATCTGCAAATACTGCACCTGTAAAATTAACCCCATCATAAAAAGATATTTTAGAACCTTCTTCAACATTATCTAATACTTTAATATACATCTGGGCAACACCTGCTCTGTTTATAATACTTGCATTAGCAAATGTATCAGGATCTTTATAACCAGTAAATAAAGATATATCTACTTTGGTATCAAATAGTCTTATTTGATCCTTACCCCATGTTGATCCTTTTTTAATTGTATGAAAATCATCTTCTTTATCTTTAACATAAAAAATAGATTCTACTTCATCTACTCGAGTTGGAGTAGGTAATCCTGTAATAGTTTCAGTTTTTGCTGGATCTAAATATAGTAATATACCATTTTTATTTGTTAGCTCTAATGGTGTATTTAAAAACTGTGATACTTCAGTTATGTTTGTTATTACAGGTTGTTGAGTTTTTTCTGTTGATGTTCCTTTATAAAATGCTTCTCCTGATATATCAAACTTTCCCTCTTCAATATCATTAACATACATACCAAAATATCTATTAATAGAATAATCATCAGCAGTAGGATCATCAAACAAAAATTCCATATTTAATAAGTTAGCTAAGATAATACCATTATTCTGAAACCCTTGTGTAAATAGATACTCATCTTGCATAATAGTTGAATCTTTAACAACCATATCTTTATACGCAAAATTACCTGAACTAGTAAATCCTCCACTTTTATATGATATTCCATTCCATAATATTGGCTCGTCTTTTCTCCAAGTCATATTAAGTGGAACCTCTGGAAAATTTTCTTGATTTCTATAATTTCTAATATAAGAACCTAGGGCAGTTCCTTCAGTCAAATCAAATGTTTTAATTGCAGTACAATTCTCTAAAACATTTTTATTAAAATCAACTGATGTTTGTGCTGATGCAGTATTGTTGTTCTCAGTTGCAGATCTAAAATTATTTACAGCTGCTGGATTATCTAATCTAAAAATTACAAAATAGTTTGGAATCTGTTCATTTAACCATAACGGAGCAAGAGTACCTAAGCTTTGTGGATAGCTTTCAGACGCCACGGATCTAGTACCTGCACAATAAAACATTTCATATTGATTACCATATTTGGAAAGAACGGCGGTATCCTCATATTCTTGAAATATTTCATATGCAGATTCAATAGGATATTTACCAAAATCAAAAAATCTAAAAACATCCTGATCATAGGTACTAGTACCATCAACCTTAAATGCTTTAAATTTTTGTGAAGATAGTCTTGTATTTGCACTAAAAGATTCTAAGTAAATATCTGTGCCGTCGGACACAACCTTTACATTAGCAGTCAATTTAGGATTAGTTCTAACTAAACTGTATGATGCTTTATCGAATAAGTTTTCAGCCATTTATCTTTCACTTTTTTTATATATTCACTAAAAGACATGGTTAAATTATAAGTTAGCTTGCCCAATGAAAGTTTGGCTTCCACCGCCTGAACCACCACCGCCACCGCTTCTTCTACGGGATACGCTAGTTTGTGATAATGACGGTCTTAATCCTGCAACAACTTTCTCTAAATCATTTAATCCTTTAGTAACAGTTGCTTTAGGGAATACGTCTAAAGTTAATCTGTCAGATCTATATTTTGCAGAAAATTCAATATCAAATTGTACAACCTCAGAATTATTAGGTAATAAATCAAAACCTATTCTTTTTGAATAAGTAAGATTAACAGTAGATCCAGTAGAATCTCCTCCAACATTTCCTAATCCACTACCAGAAACTGTACCAAAATAATCAGTCATTCTATATTGAAATACTAACGGAACACTAACAGAGTTCTGTTGTCCAAATTGTACAACTTCTCTCGACTGTATAGAATCACCATCTACTTGAATATTTAAATGATTATCCGCAGATAGAAATAAATAAGAACCACAGGTTTCTTTACCTAAAGTATATTGATCAAATCCATCAAACGAAGTTTTAGCATTTCTAGAATAACCGCCAGTAATATAACCCGCAGCCGTAGTATCCCATAAATTAGCTAATGCTACACTGCTTAATGAAGGGCTAGCCTCTAATGATTGCCCGCTATCAAAAGGAACTGTTAATTGATTTACTCCACCAGATCCTGTTGCCAAATTATATAAATCAGTAACATTTTCATTTAAATAAATTGACTGCTGCTTTCCGTAAGGCTCATCAATTCTGAGTGGAGCAAATTTTGATTGTCTAAATAAAACCGCACCTGTACCATTTCCTGAAGATGTACAATCTAAACCAGTTAGCGGTAAAGCTGGTACAGTTGCTGGTAAAGTATTAATATCTCCGGTGAGAGATTCATAAGCATTTTTATATGCAGCATAATTTATTAAAAATGGATGTGCAATTGAAACTTGTACAACATCATCATTAGTAGGATATGCAGCAGAAGTTGTTGGCAAACCTGAAGGTAAAAAACCACCTCCCCAAATAAATTCAGTAGTAGGAGACGCGCCACCAGTATTACCTGGTGCATTATAGAAGTTTTCTAACGTATCTAAATTAAAAGTATAATTACTGCTTGGATTAATATAACTATAAAAATCACCCTCAGCAGACACATCTGAAAATCTACTATAAATAAATTGGTTTTTATTTTGGGTAGATTGAAATGGTGGTATAGAGACCATTTGTCCATATTGTGTACTTGCAGTAACATCAGGATTAGTTAAAATAATAGGAGTTAAATCATATTTTCTAACAGTGTTATAATCATTATCATCTGATCTAAAGGTTGCTCTATCGTTAGATTGATTAGCTTGGCTATTATCCAACCATGAATATGTTGCTGGTAAAATAAGAGAGCCGTTTATAAGAGAACCAACACCCGGCGCACCAGTAGCACTATAGCCTGCAGGATTCTCAGATTGTTTTACCATCCTACTACGATTACCAGTAATCCTAGCTAATAATTGTAATGCAGTCTGTGATTTATTTTCAATATTAATAAAATAAGTTTTAGATACAACAGCTCCCCTAGGATCGTCTAAGCTTTTAACTTCTTGTGCATAAAAACCTGCAAATATTTTAGTAGTAGAATTCCTTCTTAAATTAAATGTATTACCAGTATCATCTACTAATGTAGTATTTAGTTCACCCTGTGCACTGCTTAAGATTTCTGAAAATAAATCTAATTGATTTTGCATTTCGTTTAATTTAGTAAATAAATCTATAGGTGTTTGATTTTCTGATAAAAACCCAGATGCAATTACAGGTGATGAATGCGCATAATAAGTTTCATTAGCAGTAAATGAACTACTTAAGTGAGTAGGTAATCCAATAGATTCCAGATTTTCATTTAATGCAACTAATGCTAAGTCTTCTTGGTTTTGTGCTAGGATCGATTCAATAGCACTATCAGAACTTAAGTCTGCCGGAAACTCTACTCTTATAGCAGTACTATATTCACTTTCTAATGGATTAGATGGCCACCCAGCTTCAGAAATAGATTTAACTTGTATTTCCACCTGCTCGCCTTTTCTAATTGGAATATCTAATTGATTTATATTTACTGAACTAGCATTATCATCATCTATTGGAGTCCATTCATATAAACCAGTTATAGAATTTTTTGTTCTAGGTCTTACTACACTATCCACAATTACATAATTAGAAAATGCCCCTTGGCTTGTTCCACTTCCGTCGGTATATGTAAATTGATCTACTGCATTTGCAGCACCATCAGCAGAAAGATATCTATAGCGATATTGAAATTTTATTATATCCTGTACACCTGTTTCGGGTGCAGATTTTTCTTGGGGCATCGCCCAGAATCCTCTTACTCTATATTTAGGAGTTATACTACTTACTGAATTATCTGAAGCAAAAGAATTAATTTCAGTTACAACAGATGCATATAATTTTGCCTGTGAAGCCCTTTCAGTAATTAATCCTTGTAATGCATTCTTATCAGCATCTCTCTCAACTTCAGTTGTATAATTCGTTGTTTGTATTTTAGTTCTACTTTGGCTAATAGATACATCTAATTCTGTTAGTGTAGACTGAATAGTATTTTTTTGGTTATTTAAATCTTTAAGTTGAACTATAGCATCTGAATTACTTACTTGTCCATTAATTAAAGATACTGTAAAATCATCAGGAGATAATACTGGAGCATTAGGTATTAAACCTTCTCTACTCGTAGGCATCTTATCCTGTGCAAATGATAAAAGATATCTACCAAAGTCAACAGCATTTTGTTGATAATAATCTGCTAATGTTTGTTCAGTTCCTGCAGAATTAATTGTTGTTAAATTATTTGTATAAAAACCACTACCCGGCGACCAATTAACTGCAGGTATTTTAGAATCAGGATCAATAGGTTTAATAAATGTTACACACCTTTCATTAAAACCAACAGTAACATCTACTTCTAAATTATCACTTAATGAAGATCCTATCTTTAAAACATCTGAACCAATGCTAATAGTTCTTTGCCCTTCTTGTAATCTTACTATTACCGAATTAGTACTTGTGTCAATTTGTGATACAGTGTATCTAGTATCAATTGGTGTTGACACAACCTCTAAACTATCACCAACTTTTAATTGAACAGTATCCGCAAAATCAGCTTCGGAATCTGTATAAAATATCTTATTAAGTTTATATAATTTTTGAACAGTTGTTTGCTCTACACCATTAACAGTTTCAGTAACGCTTTCATCTCCTATTCTCATTACACTGAATTTACCTGAATACCTTTTGTCTCTTGGTGGTAAATCTACTACAGCTTCATCTAAAACGTAAGAAATATTTTTTTCTACTATTTCTTGTAAGAATGTATTATAATCAATTGCTGCATTTCCATTATATTGAGATTCAAAGAAATTAATTTTACTTTGAGAATTGGTATCTAAAATATATCTTTGTATAATTGCTCTTTCAGTATCAATCGGCGCTTGCCCTGTAATATCAAATGCTACATATAGTAAAGGATTGATTAATTCTTCAAAAAACCAATTAGGCTTAATGTCAAATTCACTAATAGAATTTATAGAAGTTAAATCCTGTGCCTCTACTGGTAATTTTGCTAAAACTAATTTCCTAAATGTACCGTCTGCTAATCTTATTGAACTATTACCATCATTAAAATTAGTAAGTGTATTTATATTAGTATTTAGTCTATCAACTGAATTCTTAAGAAAACCAAAACTAGGAATAGTAAGCCTAGAATTTGTCCCATCATTATTCTGTATATTAACTGTTACTGAATCGCGACTTGAGGTAATAGCTTGATTGACTTTCTCAAAGCTTTCCAATGAATTATTAAAAAGTCTAAGTAACTCCGGTAAGAATGTTTGTAGTGAATTATTTTCAGCCATTATCTGTTTTTACTTTTTATATTTATTTGATGCAATCATATACAAATGTTAATACACCTCTCTCGGTACAAATTAAATCAATAATAGGTAGAGTACTTATTTTAGAATTAGGAATTGTCGCAGCTAACTTACCAAAGCTTCCATTACTAAGTCTGCTTGGTGCATCAGTATATATTTTTATATCTCTTGATCCCATTAAAGGAACGTTGTTAAATGTTAATCTAATTGTTTGACCCGTTCTCCATTGAACGGTTGTATCATCAATGTAAATTGAAAGATCACCGTTTGCTTGATTAATAGTATCTAACCTTAACATATTAGTATATGTTCCTAATGTTGTAAATACCTCAGGATTAACTACATTAAGATTTAAAGGAGCAGTTGTTGTAATTTGAACCTCACTGCTATCAAAAGGAACCATAAAGTTATATGCTTGAACATTATTAGAAATCTGGATTTGATTAGGTGTATTAGTATTTACACTTATACCAGTTCCCTGTCTAACAACTCCTGTATTATATTGTAGAGTCTGAGAAACTTCACCATTAGCTAATGACTGGATCTCATCTGAGTTTTTAGCAATAAGATCTAACAGAGTAGTACTACTTGCAAATGCTAATGATGCATTATCGAGTTGTGTTTGTAAATTATTAATTTGTGATTGTAAAAATGCTGATGTACTAACAGAATTTAAAGTATTCTCTACTGAATTTAATCTTGTTTGTATGTCTGTTAATTCTACTTGTTGAGTTTGAAAAATTTGAGCAGATGCCTGCAATTGCGCAGATGCATCTGAAAATAATCCCATAGAAAAAGTGTTATAATCATTTACAATAGTATCAATACCTGCAGTTCCAGGTGAAGCATCAAACCTTAAATTAATTTTAAATCCATAACTATTACCATTTTGGCCAGTTACAAGATTAGGTTTAAATTTTGGATATCTTTGTATAAAACCACCATCTGTTGTAGGTGTTACATTATCTAGTACCAATATACCATATAGGTTTGTTTTAGTTTTACTAGAATCACTTAAGTCTACCATATCATAATAAACTAATACTGCATTAAATTCAAATGATTCAGCTAAATCAGTTCCATTAAATTGTGGAATAGTACTTATAGTTGCATCTTGTACAATTTGTTGATAATCATTAGGATTAAAATCTACTGATATACCATCAAGCTCAGATCTTACATATGCAGATCCAGCATATCCACTAGGATTATTATAATCAGCAGGATATTTTCTAATGTTAGCATTAAGAACACTTTCAAAAGTAGTTGGTTCAGTAAAGTATGCATCTACAGTATTAGGCGGTGTTGATTCATCCATCCAATTTGCATTAGGATCAGTATAACCAGCAGGTCCTGGACCTTGTAGAGGTTGATCATAATCATAAAATGCAAATGTATCTAATCCTTGTGGGTGTACTGTTGCTGAGTTCCTTCCCATTATATACTCACTTGTACCTTGGATTTTTAATGACGGTTGGTAATTCGTATCAGATATAGAATCAAAGAGGATTGTAGGTGTTCTACCTACCTCTGTTGGTACATTAATATATAATTCCGTATAAGCTTCTCCGGCTTTATCTACATTATTTACAATATCAATCTCACCAATATATCTAACTACTCTTCTATACTGTCGAGTCCCAGTTAAAGCTTCATCTTCTTCAACAAATCTTTTATCTGTAATACTACTTGCTTTCTCTAATACAGTAGCCTCCCTAAATCGTATAGCACCAGTTTCCTTTAACCATTTAAAGAATACTCTTTCTGTAACAGTTAGGTTTGTTGTGTTATCGTATGTTGCATCACTAATAATAAGTTCCTCTAAATTCAGCGCGTAGTTTTGAAGACTTTCAGTAAAATTAACATTAGGATCACCTTTTAAACCACCATTCCATATTGCACCATCTATTGTGTCAAACTGCATATAGTTTTCAAACTGACTAAATGTAGTAGGATCTAATCTATCCATATCTGGTAGATTAAGAAGCACAAACTTAGAAAAGACTAATTTTAACTCATCATTATTGAGAGTTCTAGATAAGTCTTTAGCAGAGGAAGAGAAAGTATAAAACGATCCCCCATCTGCTTGTGGAGTTCTGATTAAGGGCGTTGTTGCCATGTATAGTTTTTTCTTTAATTAATTATGATATTACATATCCTTGCCCACCGACGATGTACCAAACTGGTATGTTTGATCCATTATCAATTGCTAAAAGATGTACACTTTCTCCTTTTGCATTTAAACTAATTGTATCTGCTACACCTGTTGTTACTATATAATTAGTCCCAGAAGGTGAAGCTATATTAACTGTTCCACTACCTTCTGTGCAAATAAAGAATATCTCTTGTCCTATCGCACCTTGGTGAAGCTCTAAAGATAACGCAGTTGTAATATCTGTATTTCCACACCTATTAATTGTATAAGGTGGAATTGCAGTACTAGTACCAACACTAATTGCATTACCTCCTGCTGTAGTGTCATTAAGAGAGGTTGGGTTAGTATCATTTCTAAATACACATCCACCACTCATAGTTAAATTACCAGTCATTTTAACATTTGTTAAAATATCAAAAGTACTAGCATTTATATCAAGTAAAATTGTACTTAATCCAACTCTTAGTGCTTCAGTTGAAAGGTTATTTAAATTAGTAAGTGTACCTGCAGCTGGAGCAAAATATACTTCCATTGCATTAATCTCACTAGCAAGAACATTAAAGTTGTCATTAATAACTAACCTTGATCCGGATAAGGAATCGGTTCCTAAAATTTCTGTTACGCTGATTGCCATTTTATTTTATTTGTTTTAAATTTGTTGAGATCTTTCAATCTCTTTTATATTTAAGATATTTCTATCTTTTTTATATTTATTCCCATTCGTATCTGTAAGTTCTAATGTTATCATATACTTTCCTGGGTTTTTAAAAAGATATGTTAGATACTTGCTTTCAAAATATATATCAGCCACTGATGAGTTAGTAGTATTGGAGATAGTCCACTTAGGAGCAGCCTTTCCAACTATTCTACATTTATCATAGACAAACATTGCCCATGTCATAGGAGGTAATACTTTTCCATCATTAATAAACTTAGCAGTTCCCCATGTAGGATTACTGTTTATACTTTGGCTTGATTTATAGATTCTACTTAAACAATCCACATTTCCACCGATAGGAGTTGTTTCAAAAGGTACATAACCTGACGGTGTTGCTGATGTTGCAAATATTGTATTTAATATAGCAGTACTAGGTTTTACTAATAGCTTACTTATATAATTTGTGTAAAGTGCATGACCTAATGGATTATTAACTTCTACACTCACAGCACCAGGAATACCTGTATCTAAACCTGTATCGGCTGTCCATTCTGGTGATAAAGTTCCACCGCTTATATATGTAGTAATAAAATTCCATTCTGCATATATTAATAAGTATAGATACTCCCTCATTAATAATGCGTTAAACTCATCTAAAGATTGCCCAGGTTGCTGAGTATAACCTGAGGTATCAAATACACCATTTGTAATCGCTTCAGCCATCGCAGTGTATGTTGGGCCGTATGCTGATGTTTGATTAAATACGTTAGGGTATGCACCAGGTAAACCAAATGTTGTTATAGTATGAAGAACATGTTCTAATACTTCTGTTATCTGAGCATTTGCACTAAGAGATAAATTTTCCCATACAAAATCAACATTGGCATTATCATCAGATGTTTGATCCCAACCAGCTAAAGTTTCTAATGAAGGCGTATATGATCCCATCCCAACATAACCTATTCTCTGTATTGTTTTTAGAGATTGCATTTTTTGTAACACTGCCGCCTGTTTATTATATGTAATTCCAGTTGCAGTAGGATCTAATATCATTTCAACACACCTAGCTACCTTTTCAACAAAATTATCAGTTACTGCAGGTGCACCGCTTATTGCCCCAACTGAAAGTAAAGTCATTCCGTTTATAGGTAATGATTTTGCAAACGGTGGATATAATGTAGTACTCTGTAAAGGTCCACCTATATAATCTGTATTATTACCTGTCCCGGTTGCACAAACTCTAACACCATTAGCATTTACAATATCCACTGACTTAAAATCTCCATGCTTACCAAAATACCTAGATACAGCCTGTACAAACATTTCACTGCTAGCAGAATTTAGTACTAGATTATAAACATATTTATTAATAATAGGATTTGTACTTACATTAAGCTGTGATACTGCATCACCTAGTGTAGTAGTTGCTGCATCAAAGAAATGAGTACCAACAGTACCATCTAATTCTGTAATCTCTAAATAAGTGTTTGGTTTCATTTCACTAAATTGAAAAAATGCTGGTGTATCACCTGTTGTAGATGTCATATCCCACCATAAGTGGTATCCATTTTCCCATGTACACAATCTATCATTTAAATTTTTCCATTGATAAGGGCCACTAAAGCTTGCCTTTCCACTATCTTGAAAATTAGCTAATTGAAAATCTGTAGAAGTACCAATACCAAACGTTGCTAATATTGCATTAATACGATCAAGTGATTCATATAGGCTTGGTGTTTCTTCATCCCAAGTTATAGATGGCTGTATTGGAAGATCCCACAAAGAGCCATAATCTTTCCATGTATATTTTCCTTCACTAACCCAACTATATTTTCTTTTTCTAGATTGATACCAACCAGAATATTCTACTTCTCTACCTTCAACGCAGATAGCATCATGTTTTACTGATGATGAAATATTATTATATAAATCAAATAATTTCATCTCAACATTATAAGTACCTACATAAGGCAAAGTTATAGGTAATATTCCATACTTACCTACCGATCCTCTTATTTGAAAATAATAAGCAGGAGATACGTCAGATGCATCTTTATAAATAGTCCATTCTATTTCTGTAAAATTACCTGATTCTAAACCATTCCAAGTAAATAGAGTTTCACCAGGTAGTTGCACAATAGTAAATTCCCCACCACTTGCTGGATTAGCTAAAGCAACGCTTGTTGTAAATCTATTAACATCATTACCATATCCTCTAATACAAGGACCTATATCGTTAGTAACTTGAGACCAATCAAACCATAACCAAGGGTCTGTTTGTGCTGTCTTAAATGCAACAACTTGATTAAATATAGAAGTAGTAATTGTTTGTATTGTATCACCTGCCACTACGGTGTGAGTTGCAGATGTTCCAGATGCAGGGTCGCTTAATGTATAAACATCCCCAACATTTGCTCCTTGGATATTAAAATCAAAAGTAAAGAAATCATTTGCATTTGTTAGCTGATCCCATGTACTATCAATATTATTCCACGTTAAATTATTAAAGCTATCATTAGTTAATGTAATTAAAGCTCCTGATGGGGTATTAGGTTGGTCGGGTAAATATTCAGAAGAGTAACCATCTTTATAATCTAGTCCTGCTACTTTATTTAAATTAGGTGCATACCTTGAAAAATAAGCAGCATATACACCAGCTGCATCTTGTATAGAAACAGTACCGCCAGTTTGTAAAGCCCCAAGTACGCTATTAGGATCTGGGCCAATAGGTGCTGGAGGTAAGGTTTGTCCAGGTATGTAATTCATTATCATATTTTGACCGATAGCGGCTTGGCCACCTGCACCAGAGAGTGGTGCAACAAATGCATTACAAAAGTTAATTACAGCCTGCCCAACAACAGCAGCTTCATCTAAACAGAAAGAATCAAATCTTCTTAAGTCTTCTAAATAAGTACATGCAGCTGGTGCAATTTTAAAATCAGTATTAATACCTGCTTTAATTGTATTAGTATCATTTCTACTGATTGTGTTTGTAACTTCTAATAATCCAAAGAAATCCGCTTCTGCTGTGATTCCTTTAATATGAGCATTAAGAGGAAGATATTCATTTTCTAATTTTCTCTTTAATCCAAAAAGTTTAATAAGTATTTCTTCAATAGTAAAATCTTGCAGTTCTTCTGTAATTGGTAAATCTTCATCTGTAAACTTATCAGGAACAATCCTATTAATTCTATAGATAAGTTCAAACATACTAGTCTTCCTAAAGTTTTTATTAGGTAAAGTTATTTTTTTGTCATCAAATTGTGCAGTAGGAGAAAATAAATCTACTGCATTACTTTGAATAAGTTTACCAAATAGAGGTGAATTAGCATTTACATTTTTCCAAAATTCTTTAAGCTTTAAATTATCATATCCAAAAAATTTAATAGCATTTATTAAACCTTTGTAGGATCCTATGAATGGGTAAATGTTACTACCCTCCATCATAATTTCTTTTCTCTTAATATTAATTTCTACAAAATCAGGTAATGCTTCTTTTAAATTAGTTTCTCTAAAAATAGTACTATCAGATGCAATAACATTATAACCCATATTTTGAGTCATAGTTCTTAATCTTTCATCTTCTTCAATACTTTCAGCATAGACTGTAAATTCTGCTACTGTAGTATTAGTGCATTCATCTATTATAATTAATTTTCTTTTGTAAGTATTTTCATATTCGGAAGAAAATGTTATATCTACCTGAAGTGCTTCAGATTTAATTTGATCGGTTACAATAAAACCATCAGCATCTATTGTTTGGTTAGGATCATATTGTAAAGGCGCAATTAACTTATCTACTTTTATAAGAGGAGGGCCGTCAGGTTCTTGTACTAATGCAGATTGTGTACCGGTATTAAAGTCTTTATTAAATTGAAAAAGAAATATTTTATCTGGTTGAGTAGTTTCCCATCCTACATTCCAATCACAGTTATCACCAGTAGACTGTTGAGCATAACCATGTGGGTACCCAAACATAAAAGTACCACTAGTCTTATCTACCATTTTTTGTAAAATGAATAGTTGGCCTACTTCGAATAAATCAATAGAAACTTGAGGCAAGAAAATATCACCAGTCCACATGTCAGTAGAACTGTCATACGCCATATTGTAATTCTTTCCATGCTTATCAAAGAAATATAAATGTTCCCAATTTTTAGCCACTGCCTTTTAATTTATTTTTTGATACCACTTAGGAACTGCAAAATTAAAATAAATCCTTAAATATTTAACTTTATTAACATAAAATACCATAATAGGGTTTAGATAATCTTCTAAGAATGTTTTAAGATGTCTATTTCTAAACATATAATTAGATAAGGTTTTGTTTAACAATGTTTTTGAATAATCATACCCAGTGTTTTTTAATTCCCACCCCTCTTCGTACGTAGCTCTATATAAGCTAGGAAATCCTGTTCTATTATTTTTTACTGTTGCCATCTTATTCTCCTTTTAATGCTTTTAAAGTAGGGTTATCTACTAACCTTCCTGTATTTAATCCTGCTGAATTTGCACCAGTGGCTATTGTAGTACCCCTGTTTCTTTTAGCATTATTATATTTTTCTTGTTGTATTTTATTATATAGATTATTTGCAATTGCTTCTTTATAGAAAACATTAAGAGAACTAATCTTATTAGCTTCTGGTATAGGTTCATAATAAGTACCACTTCTATCTTTCCATCCACCACGGATAATTGCTATATCATTATTTTCAATAATAACATCCCCAAAACTATCTAACCCTAATTGTGGATCTTCACCTTTCTTTAATACAATTTTCTTATTCTCTATTAAAACTCTTTGGTCGGTTACAGGATCTGTTCCATAAACCGGAATAAAATAAAAACCATCTCTTATAGCCTTTTCATTAACTTCTGATATAAAGAATACATTTACAGAATCAATACCTTCAACATTCTCAATTATTGAAATAATATCAGATCTTGGAATCCTATCTCTTCTATTTACATTTAAGAAATATTCATCTAAATTTTTTCTTATTTCAATTCTTATAGAGTCTTTATCATAATTATCAAACCATCTTACTACAATATTAAGTGCATATCTTTTAATAATTGGATCTACTATTCGAGTTTCAGCAGTAACTACTTGTCTACCGCTACTATTTAATATTTCATAAGTCATTTCCTTTTCCTGCGTTGTCATTGTAAATTCAACCTCAGGAATACTAAAATAATCTAAATCGCTTGTTAATTTTTTCTTTACATCAGGAATTAAGAAAAGATAAATAATATTATCGTCATCCAAGTATTCATCGTTCTTAGTATTATAAGCATCTATAAATGACCAAAAATCATACTTACTTAAATAATAAATATAATTATTAGGATTAGCTAATACAAATGAATTACTTGCATAAGGCGCGATTAATCGAGTAAACTGAGGATCTTCAGAATCAGAACCAAACATTGGATTTCTTGTAATATTCATTGCAAGTATTTCATTTAAATCTACTTGCTCACCAGATGTATCTGTTCCTGGGTCTATAAATTTTATATCTAATTGCTTTCCTCCAATATTACCAGCAGCTCCTCGAGTCTTTACATAGGTAACTCTAATTTTAGATCCTAGTGGCGGTGGAAACCCAAATTGATTATTCCCAAAAAATACACTTAACCCACCATTAACACTTGACTTAACCATAACTGCTTTATCACCTCTATTCATATCATAAATAGACTCTTCCTTTTTCCAAAGTTGCCCATCTACATAAACATCACATAAATATTGATCTGTAGGTTCTTTAGTACTTAAGTTATAACTTTGTAAAGGATTACCAGAGCCTGTAAAACTCTGTTCATCTTTTTCACCTTGAATAACTTCTACATTAACAAAAGCTTTTGTAGTTTTATCTAATCTAATAAAATCACTATTAAATCTTAAAAAATATTGCAATCCGTTCTGTCCAATTTGAAATTTTACACCGTTCATAATTTGTACATAATCACCATTAAGAAGGGTAGATGCACTTGTGTTTAATCGTAATCCAATTATACCTCTTGCAGATATACCTCTTGTAGGATCATGTCCAGTTAATCTAGACAAACCATATATAGATTCAATATTCCTTGCCCGAGATATATTCATCTCTGTAGCAACAGCCTCTATATAAAAGAAAATCATTTCACCTAAGTTAGAAACTACTGTTAATATTTGTCCAAAGGGTGAAGCAGGAGTAAATACCTCAACGGCCTGATCATAGGTACGCTGAAGATAATCAAATGAATCTTGGAATAACTCAGTAGCTTTTAATCTTGTTTTACTAAAAAATGACATTTACATTATTATTTTAAAAAAGAGCACCTATAACTCTTTGTTCATTTACAAATATATCAACCAAACAACCATTTCTTTCCAATGTAGAAAAGAAACTAACTTTTGTATTTATATCAAAACCGGCAACGTCTGGTAAACAGTATGCAGTAATTTGGCTATTAATATTATTTTGTATAGTGTTTTCATTTAATACTAAAGAAAAAACCAATTCATCTAAATTACAACCTATACCAGGCGCGCCTAGTACTTCACCTTTTCTAGTAAATAAACAATTTTCAATCTTAATAATTAATTGAGATAACGTATCACTTACTTCCAAAGTAGCATCATTAAACTTCGGGGCTTCAGCATCTCTACTATAAATATCTTTAATCATTTAAGAACACTAATTTTTTATTATATATTCTCTTTTTATTTAATAGCTTTCAGATTATAATTATCCTGTGAAAAAATAATCAACACCCTCATCTCCTTTTATTTCTTCAACTACTCTATCTACGTCTTCTCTACCTTCTGAAGATATCATATCATAATTTATAGTAATATTACCTGGAAGATTAAAAGAAAAAGTTCCTAAAATTCTAGATAGTTGAATTTTGGCCATTCCAATAACATATCTTTGAAAAGCTTCATCCTCAAATAGAGCACAATCAGGAATAGTTGAAAAGATTTCAAATATAACAGCTCTCTTAGGTAACTCTCCTTGGAATCTAAATTTCTTAGTTAATCTATTAAATGTATATGATATTTGTGGTAATAAAACCTGTCTTGCATTGTCCATGAATAATGAATTAACAACATAGTACATTAAATTTTCACTTCCTATACCAGCACCATAAACATCATCATAAATAAATTTATCAATTGAAAAGTCAACATCGTCTGCATTAAAACTCATTTGACCAAACCCACCATCTTCTCCACTGAATCCACCAATTTCAAATACATCATTAACCGAATATACTCGAGATGGCATCTGAACAATACCCCTAGGATTAGCGAGTTGATTTTTATTTGTTATAGTTTCGTTAGATTGACCAGTTCCATGCGGTACACCTTGTTTAAAGCTAGTTTTTTGTAATGCACCGGCTGGTAAAGCAATATACATTTGCTCTACACTATCTTCATAGATTTTATAAAAATATTTTTTTGCTCTTTGTATAATGTTTGCTAATTCCTTCTTAGGAACTGTGAATGGAATTTGGCATGCTATTGTTAATTCATCATTAATTAACTTGATTAGTGCATCTAAACATGCAGCTTCATCTGGATCATTACAATAAGTATTCTTATTAGCCATCTTATTTTATATTTTTTCTATTTCAATTATTTCGGTATTTTCAAACGTAGCCAATTTAGTAGCTCTACCTTTTCTAAAAATACCACCTTCCATTTTTCCACTAAATACTCCCCTACCACCAAAGACATAAGAATCTTTACATATTACATTTTTACTAACATAAGAATTATCTATCTTACAGTCAGCAGCATCGGTTGCACCAAATAAGTTACTTTCAACTAATGATGAATTTATGAGCTCCGAACTAAAAATATCACAATTTAAAATGTTACCTTGAATTTTAGAGTCTACAATATCAATTCCTTTTATTTCAAAACATCTCATTAGTTCTGCATTCTTTAATTGCATTCTACCAGTATCAGCATCGTAGTTAATTAAACCTTCTTTTAACCCAGCTAAAGTTAAAAGCTTAAAAATCTCTTCTCTCATTTTAGGATAAAATGTTTCTACAATTTGATCATATGTTTTAAGATCAACCATTAATTTTATCTTTGGAAATTTTTTCTTAAATGCTTGATAATCTTTATAAGATTCAACTATACCACTGTGCTTTTCTAAAACAGCATCTAATTGTTTAAGATCTCCATCGGTATATTTAGGATACATTAAAGTTTCATATAATGATATAACAAAATGTTCCGTTAAATTCATTATTGTATTATACTTCTTTTCATAATCCTTTCCACCAAGATATCTAAATTCAATATAATTCTTAGGTAACTTAGAAAAGTTTACACCATAATACTTTTCCGATACAAACATATAATTTTTCCATGAAATTCTTTCAGGAGATGGTTGAGTCATTCCACTTAAAGGAACAATAAATTTTATTGACTTAGCATAAACAGAATCTTTTCTATTAGGAAATGCTTCATATATTTTATTCTCATCAAAATTTAATACAAACTTACCAATATCCAAATTTGATATATTTGTAGGAACTCCTAATTTCTTTCCATCAAAAGCTATATTAATATGAATAGAACATCTTTCATTAGTAGATCCATTTTCACGAATCCATTTTAAAGTTTTTGCAATAATAAGCTTTGATTCAACGAACGGCATTGGCCCAGTGACCAATTCAATCATTCCAGTTCCTCCGGAATTATCAGGCTCTAATTTAAATGTTTCACTACTAGGAGTAAAATCACTATGAGCCGTTTCCTCTATTTGTATTCTTTTATTTAAAGCATTAGAAAGACTTCTTTTAACCTCGTCTAGCCCTTCATTAGCAAAGAATTCAAATTCTAATCCAATCTTGGATGCGTATATAGCATTTAATTGTTCGTTAGTGTACATGTAGTTCCTGATTTGTTTATATATTCAAACCAGGAATAGGTTATGCTATGTTCATGGTAATCTTACGATCACTAACATTCACGCTACCAATTTTTACATTTAAAGTATCACCTTTAGATAAATCAGCACCTTTTAATTTTGATTTATGAATTAATCCACTAATTCCTTTTTCTAATTCAACAAACGCGCCGTAAGAAGTTATCTTTGTAACTTTGCCTTCAGTAATCATCATAGGTTTATATTTTTCATCAACACCATCCCATAGATCAATTTTAGGTCCTAACTGACTTAATATAATTTTTCTGTCTGATATAACTTCCTTTGCCCAAAATGTTATTTCATCACCTGGCTTAATACTTCTATCGTCTAACGCTTTTTGGTACTCTTCACTTAATTCAGCTTTAGGTATTAATCCAGTTAAGCATTCATCAAATTCAGCAAATACTCCAAACTTAGTAGTACCCGTTACAAAACCAACTCTAGATTCTTTAATAGTTTCGCTTAACTTTTCAATAGTTGAAGGAATCATAGTTCTTAGATATTCTCTATGTGATACAACAACAGTATCTTTATCTTTAGAGAATGTAATTGGCATAACAATAATTTCTTTTCCAAGTATAGCCTCAAAATTATGTAACTTATTTAGACCTGCCAATGAACCTGGCATAAAACATTTAATACCTGCAACATCTACCCAATATCCTCCATGAATTAATTCTTTAACTTTAGCAGTAAAACCAATTGTTGAATTTCCAATAGCCTCTTTAATTTCTCTTAGCTTAACTTCTTTTATAGCATCTGAAATAGAAGCTATGACATCACCAGTTTTTGGGTTGGTTTTTATCTTAATGTCAATTTCCATACCAACCTCTAATTGTTCAACAATATAATCAGGTTCTTTTGATAGAGTACAATACGCTGTATATTTAGACTGAATGTCAATAAGAGCTCTTTCTCTATCTTTAGATATAAAAGAAACTTCACCTCTTGTAGTGTAAGCTATATTGTCTTCTATTAATTGAGTTTTTTGTAGAGTGGAATCATGAAGATTATACATAGAAAGTGCATCAGCGGCATATGCTTCATTTGCCATTAATTTTGTACCTTCTGGAACTTGAACTTTTATTTTCTTTGTATCAAATGGATCATCACTTAATTGAATGGTGATTTCTTGTTCGGTCATTTTTATTTTTTTATGAGGTTAGTATAGATTATATATTTGTACATCTAGTATTAGTTATACATATAAGTTAGTTGATTGTTTCATTAGGTGATTGCACCAGTACCAGTACCTGCTTGAGCTACTGCTGATCCTGCAGTAACCACGGCAGTAGTTACTAGTCCAGTCTTTATGAAAGCATTTATTGCTTTACTTGCTTCTGCTGCAAATGCTTTTCCTCCAGCATCTCTTATGGCTGCTGCTGATGTAGTAACTGCTACATCAGAAGTATTCTTTGCTGCTTTGTCATCCATAGCTTTCATTCCTTTCTCAAAGGCTTTTTCTAATGCTAATTGTAATGCTGGTACTGCTAGTGGCATAATTTATAGTTTTAATTTATAGTTTATATATTTATAAAGTTTTTACTTGCTTTTGGCTTAATTCAGCAGGCGTCATTGGTTTTATAGGTGGGCTTGTTGGTACTCCTTTATTTCCAATATGATTATGACTATTAAATAATGACATAAATTTGTTCCCTAATACTAATGGTTCACTTGCACCTTCTCCTAATTCTATTGATGATGCATGATTAACAATAGTATTTTTACAATTAATTATTGCATCTTCACAATTTATTTCTGTATTGGCTCCACTGTTAATTGTAACTTGAGCAGAATGTGTAAAAGTTAAATTACCATCATTAAGCATTACAATAGTATCACCGTTAGCATTTATTATTTCAACAGAATTATCAGGTTTTATATTTACTGTAGTTGGGCCTTCTGTTGTGGTATAATCCATCATTAGTCCTTTTTCTTCTGTAAAGAAAACTTTAATATGTTCACCTTCTCTTTCATTTGTTACCTCAGATACCCCATCCTCTAATGTACCTGTCAAACCAAATGCAGTATCATAAATTAATACATGAGAATTCTGATAGGATGGTTCTACTTCAGCTTTTGTTTCATCTGAAGGATAAATATTTTCATGATAAATAGGCTGATAAAAATTTCCATTATCAAAAGTAAGTCTAACGATAGAACCTAACTTAGGAATTTCAAATTTACCACTTCCTGTATTACTTCCGCCATACATTAATTGATGAGGTCTTGACCACGGCAATGCAGCAGTTGGAATCTTGTATGCACTTTCAGGATCTTCAGGATCTACGCGATCATCCATTTTACCATATACTCTTATCTTACACCTACCTTCAAAGATATCATCATTAGTATCTTCAACAATACCAACCCACTGTGTAGATCTTAAATCATCAGAATTAAAATTTTTTGGATTAACCTTTCCCATTAGTCAAATATATTTTCGTCAGTTATAGTAGAGTTAGGAGGAGGCCCTGATGGACCAAACGCATTAATAGAAGTTAAACCTCCTAATGTATTAGTAGATGGATCAAATACCTTATCAGAACCACTTAATGTATTATTCGGTGGATCAGGAGTACCTAAAGGGCTATCACCAATATTTGTTACAGCAGACTCATTACCAAAAGTAGGTAGTTCTCCACCTTGTATAGCCGCACCTACTGCTGCATTAATTAATCCTTGTGGATTTGAAATGGCCCCAAGTAGTTCATTCCTTAAACCGAATACATTTCCTAAGGTAAAACCTTGTATTGCACTTGACACAGTTCTACCAACTGCATTAATTGCCCCTTCAGCTGCGTTAGCTAATTGATCTTTTCCAAACTGTTTAAGCTTATCTTTAAATGATGGGTCTGTATTAGACGGAATTTTACTTGCATCTAATTTACTATTATAGCCAGAAAATTGAGAAACATTTTCCATTAAACCATAATTCCATTTAATTTGTGTAGTAGCTATATCTCCGCCATTATTAGTTACACCCTCAAAAACATTTCCACTTGCACCAGGATCCCACATACATTCAGTAAATTTAAAACCAACTTGAGATGTGTTGTCATTTACAAGCTTTTTAGTATCATCCGAATCTTTTGATGGATTTAATGCCCCTAACCAATTTCTTACTGTTTTAAATTTTCTAATTTCTTGTACATAAACATACACATCAAATCTTAATAAGTTTTGTGGTACAACAAACCTTTTGTATCTCGTATCATATACGGCCATTTTATACAAGCTAAATAATGCTGTAAGCTTTAAATCTATAGCCTCTAAACAACCTATAGTAATACCTTCTTCACCAGTAGTACCAGTATAAGGATCTGTACTAAATGTTGTTGATTTTTGCCAAGCCTCTAATAATCCTTGTATAGTTTGAAAATAATATGGCCTAGTTTTATTAATTTCCTGTAATCCTTGTATAAATGCTTTTAAATACTCTACCCTATTTAGTTCTCCAATTTTTGCTAAATAAGCAACTGCTGATGGCGTTGATGGATAACTACTATCTCCAGAAGGTGGTGTAGATGAAGTTCCTCCTAACCCTGAAACGGCAACATCACCGTTAGCCGTTGGGGCTGGATTTTGTACAGGGGTAGAAATACCAGTATTTGAAACAACAGCACCATTAAATAAAGGAGATGTAATATCAAACATTAAACTAAATCCAAGATAAGTAGGGTCATCTAATGAGGTTACTCCATTGCTTCCAGAACCGTACGCGGTTGTTGGGTTAGCAACAAACCTTTTAGCAAACTCATAACTTTGTGGAAAAGTCCCACCTCCTAAGTATGAACCAAATGGTCCAGCTAACTGAGCCAATGCTTGACTACCTGCAGGGTTTGCTAAATCTATTAAAGGCATATCTTTCTTCTTTTTATATTTATTAGGTCGTAGGAGTAAACTCTCGACGTTGTAATTTTAATCTCATTCTAACAGGACCAGGTTTAGTTAAAATCCATTCAACACCAGATATAACATAGAACCCTGTTAAGTATTCATTAACAACTCCATTTTCTGAATTTTGATCATTTTCATCCGGATCACCGCTTCTTGTTTGCGGTGCCTCTTCACCTTCAATTTCATCATTAGATGGTGCTAATAAAGTATTCTTTATAGGACTAGCAAATTCTAAAATCTGAACATATATTCTACTATATCTAACTAAAGCAGGATTAACTGTATCTAATTCTATAACCATTCCCATTTTATTAATCTCAGCATTATTTTGATAATTCTGAACTGTAGCATATTGAAATTCAGGATGAACATTATCACCCTGTGTACCTAAATATTTGTATTTAACTTGATCATTTCTAGGGCCTTCTACTTCACCGTCTACTATTCTACCTTTTGTAGCAGGTATCATTCCTGGGGTATCATTTGTTAAAGGGTCTACAAATTCGCTAATCCATTCTTTTGCTTCAAGATCCCAATATTGGGTATATCGTTTATAGCCATTTGCTTTGCTAATTGCCCCACTTTTATTTACTAATTCATGCTTGGATACATATCTTGCCCCACCTTGCATCTGAATCATATTACTTAAATAGTTAGGAAATTCATCCTCTTGTCCTTCTGATCCTTCAGCACCCATAGTATCTCCAGCGTTTTGGCTAAATGTTTGACTAGCTTCAATCGCACCTTCTTGGCTAAACAATCTATTTACATCAACCATTGTTAAATAATAATAGGGATCAATATAAGAAGTAAAAAAGGTTTCATCGCTTAAGTAACTATTTGCAACAATATCTTGTATCCATGTTTCTGTAGTGTCATTAGGATTTGTCCATGTCATTGCATCAGCAGTCTCTTCAACATTAGATGCATACCCTAATTGTAATCTTTCAGCTATATTTAATAATGCATCCCAGCTTGTGACGTCTTCTTCATATTCAACATTTTCTGTAAAAAGATTAGGGACAAACATTCTACCCATTATTAAATATTCACTTGCACTCGCACCACCTCCACCACCGACAGGTTTACAATCAACGATAGTAAAATCTATTCTTATTGGCTTAAATGTAGTTTCATCACCTTGTGATCTAATGTTAACTTGTATTAAATCCCCATCTTTAGGATAAAATCTTGAAGTAAAGAATCCATCAACATCAGCAAATTGTATTTTAATAGTTGGGTAAAAGGCATCGTTTTTTAATGAAAATAGATTTAACCTATCCATTTGAACATCATATCCATTTACTCTAATGTCTGGTACTACTTGAGAAAATTTAGAAGGTTTTTCTTTTAGTGTTGAATCATCAGAATTTTCTGACCCACTTTCAACATCCAATATTTCCATCGGATCTAATTCTATAGCGGGTTCTATAACCGTTAATATATTTCTTTCAACTATACTATCAGACATATCTTATGATTCAGTATTTGTACTATTTCTTGTCGGTAGATTTGCCCCTAATTTAATTTTACCTCCTTCATATACTTTAGCATCTTGTCCTTGTTGTAGCATATTTGGTGGTATAGGAGACTTTACCCCATTCTTTTTTGTTTTAGCTTTTTGTATTAGTCTTTGAATTCTAGACTGGTCTTGTTCACTTTGCCTTCCAGTATCAACATATTGAGCCAATGTAGCGCTTGGTCTTTCTGCAGGATTCGGTCTTTTATAAACTAAATCTAATTGTTCTAATTTAGGTATTGCTAAAATATCACCTTCTTGTATAGTGAATGGATTAAAAATATTATTCACTATACATATTGCATCTAAATAAGCATCTGTCCCAAAGTATATTTGAGAAATTTTATCAACTCTACCAACTTGATCTTGCTGAACATAATGTAAAGCCTTAACTCCTAATTCTCTTTTATACTTAAAAGAAGGCGCAGTTAGATCAAAATATTGTTGGCCTGTTTTTTCATCGGACAATTTATTTTTTAGTGTAAGAGATTTAATATTCATTTTTATCTAATTCTTTTATGAGTCAATTAACATTTGTGTTAAATTACTAACATATGCACCTGTTGTTGCATCTTGGCTAGCACTACCATTTTTAAGAGATGAAACTTCAGAACTATTGTTTTTAATATTAGAGATTAATTCATTATTAAATGAATCAGCTGATGGTTGATTTGTAGATGGCTGTAAACTACTTGTTCCTACATCTGGTATAACACCATACATTGAAACTTCTTTACCAGCTAAATTAAGTACATCTTCAACACCTTGCGCTGATGCATATATTCTACCTTGGCCTGCATTAAACATATTTTCTATATCTCCTTTATCTCTTGGCTTACCGTGCTTTAAATCAATTTCAAATTTAGCCTCCATAGGAAAATCATCATAACCTAAACCTTGCCCTAATGTCATAGTAGCATTATCACAAATCATATTCCCCATCATTACAATCGGATTTAATGGATTACCGACAGTTAAATGCCAGTCACCAGTAGGCTCTCCACTAATAAAAGCTTTTGTCGCAGATGTACCTGTAGCACCACCTACTTGCTTACCTAAAAAGTTACCAAGCATATTACCTAATAAATTTTTACCAACTTTCTTTAAACCATCAACGATACTATTAGCATCAAAGTTTCCATTAGAATCTCCAAATAGACCTTTCATACCAGTCTCTACATCATTAACTACACTTCCCATATAACCAGAAAAATTACCATCTCTTAACATACTAATGTCTCCAAATTGGCTAGCAACAAATCCACTACTTCCATAATATCTATGTCCTCCTCCAAAAAATTGAGCATTATTAGTAGTCATTGTTAACATATTACTTATAATATCAATCATTGCTATTTTAGGATTAACATAACTTAATGATTTAAGTTCATATTCAAATGTTAGCTTCATATCATTTGTAAACTTTAATCCACGTTTACGAACCATAGTACTGTCTACAACATTTACGGGTCCTAATACAAAATTAGCATAAGTAGTTCCTAACCTATCAGCAGTAGAACTACCTGCTCCGTTTTGAGCTCTAAACTTAGAACCTGCAGTTTGTCCTTTCGCCGAGTCAGCAACTGCTCTACCTATTCCTCCAATCTTATTATAAAAAGGTTGTTGTGTGTAACCACCACCTGATGAACCAGTATCTACTGATTCAAAATCAGCTGTTATTGCTTCATAGTTTAAACCAAAAGACATTTTTAAAAGTTCTTCTAAACTATTACCAGCAGTTTCTCCTAAATATGTTATTGCCGTTACACCAGCAACTTGTGTGGCATCGGCTACATTTCCTTCTTTATCCTTAACTTTATATTGATAAATGTTATCACTAATTGCAGTTGGAAACCTCCTAAGTGTAATTAAATGATTTACTGGAATTTTTTTGTAATATTTAGAATATAAAAAATCTGATGGCTTATAACCTATTTTAGGATAGTGTTCATCAAAGTAATTTATGATCTTTGGCAATGAAACATTAGTAGCATTCTGTCCACCCATTAATTCATTTTCAGGTTTGTCAATATACTTGTCTTGTTGAGCTGTTGATAAATTACCATAAAATCCTTGGAAATTAAACAAAGCATACTTATTAGCAATAGAACTTGCAATTGGTGATGTAGACATACCATTAGCCACGGTTGCTGCATCAGCTAAGGCAGAGTTAACATAAAATTTTTGACTGTATAAGTCTGAAACCCCTTTAGCAAAACCTGTGGCCTGCCCACCAAAAGGACCAACTAAATTAGAATTAGCTGTATTCTCTTGGGGATACATTGCATCATTTAAGTCGCTTATTGCATTACTAAAATTAAAAGCCATAGATGAAGGTTATTTTATTATATATTTAACTTAAGCTGTTGAGGTACTTATTAATATCTATGTTACCTTTTTCAAATTTATCAGCCCAGCCTTTTTTATATCTGGCATCAAATTCTCTTACACTATCTATAGAGAGTGGCCCTTTAAAAAATGGCCTAGATGATATGTCCCTAATCTCTTTTAAGTTTTTAGAAATCATATACAGTTGAACTTTTTCAAATAATTCAGATAATCCAACCTTTGTTTTGGTACACATAACTGATTCTATAACTACATAAAATCTTTCTCTATCTTTTTCATTTAACCTATCTTCTAAAACTTTAGCAGTTTTAAAGTCTTCGGCTTTAAGAATCATTTTCCTTGCACGATTTTCAAACATATGTCTAAAATTCATATCAAAGAAATGCTGTTTAAGAAATCTCATATTATCATAAAACTTAATAATACGAATTTGATAAAGAGGATTTACTGGATCCCATTTGGAATCTAAGATTTTACCTTTAACTGGTAAAAGTATGTTAGGATTAGTATGAGATGCTAAAAGGCAATATACGTTTTGTCCTTTATTAAATATCCTATGTGTTTTCATTCAAATTCTATTATGTCATCGAATAGCTCAGCAGTGCCGTTGACAGTAATATCAGGTGAATGATAAATTTTGTAAGTAATAGGTTTATCGGATAGTGATTCTACATATGTTTGTATTCCGCCAACCGTTTCTTTGTTAAGATTTCCTAAAACATAAAATATTGTTGTAGAAATATTACGACCTATTGCATTTTGTAACTGTCTCATTAAATAAGATGATACTACTGCATCTGATGGTTCGTATTGATAAAAATCGTTTTTTGTAAGTTTGTTAAATATATCCATATAATTTATACACTCAATACTCCTAGGGACATTTCCTAAAAATGTTTTAACGCGTAGTGCATCATTAGAGTATATGAAATTAAATTCTATATGTTCTTCTTCCATTCTTCTAGTTCCTTAATCTCACTCTTAAGTCTTTTTATTTTAAATTCAATATCTTCACCAGTAGGTTCATAGTGAGTACCCCATTGTGTATTAATATCTAATACTGTTTTATCGAATTTACTACCGATCTCTAAACCGAGATCATCGCATAAATCAAAAAAGAATCTTTTTACATAACTGTATTGATTCTTATCATTTTCATTTGATTCATAAACATCAGTAGAAGTAAAATGCTCTCTACCACCACCATGATTATCATCAATAACTTTTTTGATTACACCATTCCTGGCGGGTTCTAAAACTATTTTAATCATTTACGATTTTCTTTTGTATAAATTTTCTCTTAGTTCTTTGAAGACTTTTCTTGCCTCCTTCTTGTCTTTATGCCAAGTAGATTTATCTTTAATAGTAATCATAGCTAAAGCATCTCTTAATTTTTCTATTTCTTTATCTGTATAACCTTCTTCTTTCCATTGAGATATTTTATTATTCTCAACCTGTTCTAATTTGGCATATATGGATTTTTCAGCAGCTTCAACATTTGCTTCATGTATCTCTTTGCCTTTTTCTCTGGTTTGTTTACAGATTTCTAACCATTCTTTAAATGATAATTTGCTTTTCATTTTTAGAATTCCTTGATGTTTCATAGCCGCTCTTCTTTGGCGACGGTTAGGTATAGTTTGATTTGTAGTCTCGCTCATATGATTAATTTTATTATATATTACTAGTTATAAAGTGTGCTATTCACCTTTGTACTTGCTCTCGATTAATGATTTAATACTATCAAATAAACAATCAGTAATTTCATCTTGAGATAATTGATCTAAAATAAAGTCATGTAATTCTTCATTAACTTCAGTAGGATCAAATGATGCACTCATTAATTCATATACACCTTTTGCTGGAATATTTACAGGAAACTCTAAAAGAAGTTTTACTTTATTATTCTTTTTTTGTTTGTTAAATAAAACTCTAATCGGTGAGGGTGTTGTATCTAAAGCAGGAATTGGAATATCTACCGAAACTTTTTGTACGGCTGTAGATGGTGTCATAGCTATTGATGACTGAGTTTTTAAAAGTTCTCCAGCTATATCTGAATCTAACTGCTTTATAAACTCAGACTTTAAATCTTTAGCTAATCGAGTACCATTATTAAAATTTATCCATTTATCGTCTTCACTCTTAATAGTTACTACATTTCCAATATCATCACCTTTAATCCATTGCCAATGTAAAGGCTCATTAGAATCTTCTTGTAGAGTTTCTTTAATATTATCTTTTTGCATTTGTTGTCTATTTATTATTATACATTAAATATAATAATTGTTTAAGAATTGATTATGTACAGTTACCATTGATATCTTGATTACATATTGTATCAGGATCTTCTTCTGTATATGGATTCCATGATAGTGCAGGTTGACCAACAGCATTTAATGCAATATTAAAAGCTTCAAAGGTGGAAAATGTATTTATATTAGCAGCAGCGTATTTAGTATAGGCTTCTCTTGTCCCTGCCTTTCCTGATCTATTAACACCTACAAGAAATGCTGTAACATATGAAGTTTTTTTAGAATCTTCATATACAATATAATAATCTTCTCCAGTTGGTGTTATATCTGTTGCCGCCATAATTTATTATTTTTTTTAAACTCCCCCACCGTCATTAAGTGTTCCCCATTTAGTAGCAAGACTCGTGCGTGCAATTGCTACTTGATTACCTGGTGATGTTATTGAATACTGACTATTACCAAAATCTACAGTACCACCTGGCCAAGATGGGAAACTATAAGCAGCATCCCATGCAATTAATAACGCATCATAATTAGCAGTAGATAATTTAAAAGTAGTAGATGGGCCAGTCATTGGTGAGGTACCAACTGTGCTTACATTCCATGCATTTACATTCCAATTTCCTATAGGTTGATCAAACGCAGTAGCATTGTCAAACATATCTCTCATATCCACAACGCCTGAAGTATCCCAACCGCTAATAGCCTGATTAAAATTAGGACAATCCTTAAACATTTCTCGCATAGTAGTAACTGATGATGTATCCCAACTTGATATATTGTCATTAAAGATTGCACAGCCGTCAAACATAAAATCCATCCTTTGAACACCTGATGTATCCCAAGAATTCATAGATCCAGAATTGTTATTATCAAAGTTGACACAATTCCTAAACATGGATTTCATAGAGAAAATAGAAGATACCTTCGCACCTATATTAGTAAACACCCTAGGATTCATAGCAGTGCAATTATTAAACGTTCTTTCGAATTGTGTAACATTACTTACATCCCAATTACTCAAATCGATAGGTCCACCCCCATTAGATCCAGATTGGAGTTTAGTACAACCTGAAAACATTATTTGCATTGCACTCAATCTACTTACATCCCAATTTGCAATATTATTAATTGTAGTAAGACCACTACAACTACTAAATGTTGCTCTTCCTCCACGTGTATTAAAATTAATATTATTAGGATGTCCAGGAAACCAAGGAGTATCAGGGGCTGATATTACTGATAAGTTTGTACAACTTCTAAACGTTTGCCCGGCTGAAGATTGCTGCCCACCTGTTAGTTTTAAGTCACCCCACCTTGTTATCTCTAATAATTTGTTACCGTCAGCTTTACCAGTCGCTTGTGCCAGCTCCCAGAAATTAAATCCTGCAATATTACCTTCTGCTGAAATTGTATATGTACCAGGCCCACCTGTAAATGTATGCAAACATTCAGTAGCATAATTACTAGAATTAACATTAGAAGTTGTACCATCACCCCAGTTTATAGTAAAATTAATGGTATAACCTAAATCATCTGTACCATTTGAAATGGGAAAATAAAATTGTCCCGTTCCAGATGGTGTTGTAAAACCATATTGAGTCTGAATGGCACTATTAACTTTCATTTCAAACTTACCTTTACCTGAACCTCGCCTACCTGATAAAATCTTTCTCATATGTTTATGGTGCTATTTGTTCAAACCAATATTCATTACGATGGCCATTAAATTGTACAGTTAAATACATATTGGTATTAGTTATAAAATCATCTCCTTTAATTGCTGTAGCCGAAACTACATTTGGTGCTGAAGCCGTGTTAGTTAATATTCTAGCAAAACCACCCAGTACAGTCGATGCTGGAGATATACTATATGATGTAGCAGTAGCAGCAGGGGTACTATCCATATTATAATAAGTACCTAATACATTATCAGTTGTAATTGTTCCTGTTGTAGTACCAGCAGTAGCAGTATTACCTGGACCAGTTGGTCCTTGAATACCAGTTGGCCCGGTTGGTCCTTGAGGTCCTTGAATACCTTGATTACCTGAACCGGTTGGTCCTTGTGGTCCTTGAATACCCTGGTTACCTTGTGGTCCTTGAATACCTTGATTACCTTGAGGTCCTTGAATACCTGTTGGGCCAGTTGGTCCTTGAATACCTTGATTACCTTGAGGTCCTTGAATACCTTGATTACCTTGAGGTCCTTGAATACCTGTTGGACCAGTTGGTCCTTGGATACCTTGGTTACCAGTTGGTCCTTGAATACCTTGATTACCTTGGGGTCCTTGAATACCTGTTGGACCAGTTGGTCCTTGAATACCTTGATTACCTTGTGGTCCTTGAATACCTGTTGGACCGGTTGGTCCTTGAATACCTTGGTTACCTTGTGGTCCTTGAATACCTTGATTACCTTGAGGTCCTTGGATACCAGTCGGACCTTGAATACCTTGATTACCTGAACCAGTTGGTCCTTGAATACCTTGGTTACCAGTCGGACCTTGAATACCTTGATTACCTGATCCCGTTGGTCCTTGTATACCAGTTGGTCCTGTTGGACCTTGGATACCTTGATTACCTTGTGGTCCTTGTATACCAGTTGGTCCAGTTGGACCTTGAATACCAGTTGGACCTTGGATACCTTGATTACCTGAACCAGTTGGTCCCTGAATACCAGTTGGTCCTGTTGGACCTTGGATACCTTGATTACCTGAACCAGTAGGTCCTTGTGGTCCTTGTGGTCCTTGAATACCGGTTGTACCAGTTGGACCTTGGATACCTTGATTACCTGAACCAGTTGGTCCTTGAATACCAGTCGGTCCTGTTGGACCTTGGATACCTTGATTACCTGAACCAGTTGGTCCCTGAATACCAGTCGGTCCTGTTGGACCTTGGATACCTTGATTACCTGAACC